ATTCGTGTCGACTCCTTAAACGATTTAGACTTGGCTAATTCTCTAATCGGATTCTTCAATTGCCTCATATCAGGGAAATGAGTAATACTTCCAGTATGCGCAATGTTAACAAATTCGTTTACATTTCTTACCGCAGTAAATTGGTCACGGTCAAACGGTAAAGCATTTGGCAAAATAAAGCAATTAGGATTTATCTTAATTATCTCAAGCCGTAATCGGTTATGAGTTGTCGTAACGACATCAGCAACTTGAATATAAGTCTTAATTATTCTTGTAACTCCTAAATCACGATAAGTCTTAGCGGATAAATGCTGGCTAAACAATTCCCAGTAGTCATCAATATCAACAACCAATTTAAAACCTAACTTAGCCTTCCATTTTAACAAATCGGGCAATGGTATCAATTCACAAAAACGATTGACTACGACTACGTTTATCTCTTTCTCAATCAGCATCTCTTCGGTCATTGTATCCGTAATAATACAATACTCTTTTTTCATTACCGACAATGGTAACGCTAATCGATGGTAAGTGACTCCTGAATGTCTACTTCCGACTGCGCAGATTCTTAGTTTTGACATCGTTTGGTTTTGGTTGGTTGAGTTTTGCAATATACTTTATTCCTTCGTAATGTGCAGATAATCTTTTGAGCATATCAAATACGCAAGAGCCACACCACGAATTGAAGTTAAAATCTTTGTTTACATATTTACGATATAGAGTCGCATATTCTTCAAGTACTTCTCGGTCAATGTTTTTAGTAAACCCCAAAGCAACTGCTTCAAAGTTAATTATGTTGGCTTCAATAAATGCTATCTCTTGCTCGGTCATAGTTTGTTTATTAATCTAAAAATGACCGCTCCTAAAATCCCTGAACTAAAAACGATTGCAATCCATTCTTGATATTGGATAGGAACGACAATTAAAACGATTGCGCTCCAGGTAGATAAACAAGGAGTACAACTAAACGGCTTAAAGTTTAGTCCAAATGACTGATAAAGATTTGTCATTGTAAAAAAGACTGCAAAAGAAACGGCTGCGATTATAGTTATCATTTGTTTGTTTGGTAAATTTCATCTTGGACTACACTCCAGTAAGCACGGTCATCTGCCTTTAATTTCTGCTCAAGAATTAATGAACAAAAGTACAAAGCTAATTCGAAAGCAAATGCTTTATTCCCACAAAAATATAGGGCATTAATCAACAAACTTTTTGCTTTCTCGTCAGGCTTCATCCCTTATTTTCTTTTTAATGTTTGAAATCGTTTTGACAATGGACATATACGGAATGCCAGTCTTTCTCGAAATCTCGGTTTGATTAAAATTTAATTCGACATAAGTATCGAGTAGCATATCTTCATACCAGGATAATTCTTTTCTCGCTACCTCCACTCGATTAAATAGCTTTTCTTTGTAATCCTTAGATTCATCCTCTATCTGCACTAACTCTTCTAAGCCATCAATCGATTCGTACTTGGCTCTGAAATGTCTAAAGAATGGTTGATTCATGCCAGTACTATAAATCATATTTAGCATACATCTGACAAGCCAAAACTTTAATCCGTTGCTTCCGTTGTTATTGTAAATAGACCAAAATTTGTCTTCGGTTATCGAGCAAAGATTAACAAACATTTCTTGCTTTAGTTCTTCCCTTAAATTTGCTGGGTGCATTTTCATCAAGGCTTGTTTAATCTCCTTTGAATTATAAAGTTCCTCAATGATTTGCGACCTGGTCATTCCTTTGATTTTCTGATTATTTCAAAAATAAAATAAACGATAAAAGCCACTTCGATAATTCCTACCGCAATGGCTTCCCAAATTAACCTTTCCACTTTTCAAGTTCCCGATTCAAATACCAAACTGCTTTGTCCAAATCTTTCTTTTTAAATCCTTTCTTGTCAGCTCGCAATATGTACTTAATCGAATTTCCAAGATTAAAATTAAGGTCGAAAGCATCAATTATGTCAATTACCTCAATGCCATTACCCTGATAATGCTCAGGATGATTGACCTCTTCTTTTATAACTCCTTGATATTTAATCTTTTCCATTCACAAAGTTTATATTATAATTTGTGCTTTTCCAAATAATCCTTGATTTTTTTTGTTTGCCGATAAGCTGGGTACGATGAACCATTATTCATTTTGATTCGATTTAGGTTTATTTCAAGGCTATAATTTAAATCCTGATAGGTTGCGCAGTCGATAACTACTTGGATTGTAGGTCGTTGTATTCTCATTGTAATCCATTTGATAGCATTTAAATGATTATCCTTCAAATCTCATCTAATCTAAATCTCCGAATCAAACTTTCACAATCTTCAATGCTTCGCACAATCGCATAATAATATCCGTGATTAATTGCTATTTGCTCAAAGGCTTTTTGATTAGGTTGCTGAGTTCCTTTGTCAATCTTAACTTCTACAAATAAACCTTTCCACTTCTTATTTGAAACCATCCAAAACATATCAGCAACTCCAGCCTTTGCGCCTTCCATCTTTAATTTAATAGCAACCAGTCTATGCCTTGCCCCTCCATTAGGAATAGCATAATAGTAAAAGTCCTGAGTCCAATCCAACCATTTACAAATGGCTACCTGAAGTTTATGCTCGTGTTCGTTTCTCATTTTCAAGTTATAGATTTACTTTGTGACATAATTTATCGAATTTTACACTCATTATGTGACATTAATATTATGTAAATATTCGCTAATCACTTCAGCCTCATCAATAATCCAATGCTCAAACTGGGTTTCAGTAAAAGTTGCCCCAACCAATAAAGTTTTAAGCGCCTGGAAGTAATCATCCAATCCCACATCGATATGGTCAAACTCTACTGAAATAATTTTGCCATCAGTTTCCAGGCTTAACTTTGTTTTTTTAGTTATCATTATATTTTTTTTTTAGTCTTCCGTGACTTGTGTATAACCTTAAATCTATAGTATCCGTGTAGATATCCTCATATTCGGAAATTCCGAATGAGTACTTTGGCTCTGATTTTTTTTGTATTGTCTGATAATTTTTAATCGCACAATAATAAGCATAGCAAATTAATGCCAGCGCAGTTCCGTAAATTAGTTTTCTTTTCATTTTAAAATAAGTTAAGTTGTGATTTAAAATCATTAATTCTTTTGTTGGCTATTTTGCAATATTCTTTGCTTATCTCAATTCCAATAAATTTTCTATTTAATTTAGAGCAACTAATTGCAGTAGTTCCTGAACCCATATAACAATCTAATATAACTGAATTTTCTTCACTGCAAGATTTTATTATATTGTCAACTAATTCAATTGGGAATGGTGCTGGATGCGAATTATTTGATTCTTTGTTAATTCTCCATATATTTTTTTTATGTACACATTTAGATTTATCAAAATATGGTATTGCATTCCAATCTTTTTTAATCCAAAATAACCATTCAGTTGTAGGGAAAAAATAACTTTTATCTAATTTTGAAGTATTACCTCTATCCCATACAATAACTTGTTTTACATTAAAGTTATAAACATAAGAAGGATGTATTGTATTGTGTTTGTGAAATATATCTATATGATTATAAAAAATAGAGCCAGTCGGTTTAATTATTCTTACCAATTCATTTAATATTTCACTTTGTTGATTTATATAATCTTCAGGTTTTAAGCTATCGTGATATTCATCATAATTAATAATTCTTTTACCAATATCACTTCTATTCCTTATCCAATAGTTTTTATTGTACGGAGGGGATGTTACAACTAAATCAATGGAATTAGATTCTATTTTCTTTAATCCCTCTAATGAATCTTCATTATAAATTTTATTTAATTCCATTATTAATTAGGTTTAATAGTTCCATTATTATCGATATAACAATCAAATGTAACTAAAGAATTTATAAATTTAATATAACCTTGAGTTTTGCAATGCATTTTCCTTTCTTCAATATCCTGAATACCAGCATATTTATTCCAAAGTTCGATTCGTTCTTCTTTTGATATGGTTGGTATTTTGAATTGTTCCAGGTAATCGAATAGGATTGATAAGCCTCCAGCAATGAACGTAAATTTCTTATCGTTCTTTTCGCAAAATCTTATCTGATTGGCATATTCATTAGCCGTGTCAATTGCTTGCTTCTTTAATTCTTGGTAACTTGGTTTTTGTTTCACTGGCTCTATTGGTTTAGGTAAGTTCTTAATCTCTTGTCTTGCATACTCCAAGTAAGCGCTCATAATTCTACCAAAGTATTCACAAGAAAAATTCTCATAACATTTAGAATCGATATTTAATTTCCCAGCTACTGCCATTTCAAAGGCAAGTTTTATTTCTTCGCAAGTATTATTACCAAAATTTGACTTTACGAAATTAGTTAATACAAACTTTTCTTCTTCGGTTGGTAGATTGCTTCCTCGTAAGCCAACCAAAAGCATAGAGTAACGTAATGCTTGCTTTATATCTTCTTCGTTCCTTACACGCAAAGTAATGGCGCTTTGTGCTTGTTTTATTGCTAAGGCATTACCACTTCCTAAGTGCTTCCATTCTTGCGGCACTTGTTCCGAGTTTCTCAGTTGTATTTCCATTATTGCTAAATTTGTTTGCGTTAGTTAACCAGGTATTTATTCTTCTGCTAATATCAAAAAACTTTTCTACTTGCCATCGTTCTTTTCCTTTGTTATTTTTCTCTGACCAATAAGAATAAAAATTAGTATATTCAATTCCTAAATCAGCAATATAGGGAGAAAGCATTTCGACCAAACTATACTCTTCTTTTATTTCATTTACTTTACTTTCTTTTTCTTTAATTTCATTTACTTTACTTTCCTTTGTTGAACGGTCGTTGAACGGTTGTTGAACGGTCGTTGAAATTTCAATTCCTCTTCTCTTGTCTGCGCTCTTTTGACCAGCAACTTTCCTTTGTTCTTTCATCTTAAAATAAGGTTCTAAGTAGACCAACATCTTAGGACTAAAGAATTTTTGTTCTTCATCAATTTCAAATAATCCATAGTTACAAATAGCCACTCTGACCTTTGCTTCAGATACTCCAAACTCTTCGGCTAACAAATCCAAATCATCCAAAGGATACATTAAGTCTTGTTGTTCTCTTAGCGTTTCTAATAGCATAAAGTAAATGCCATAACCTTCCGTTCCAAGTTCCTTCCTTAGTCTACGAATTTTCCTATCATGTCTTGCGTTGCAAAAATGTGGGAAATAAAATGCTTCTTTTTCCATATTAATTATTATAAAATAAAAATGCCTCATAAATCCATTGGCTCACTACTTCCAATTTCAATACAAGGCATTTAAGACTTTTAATCGCTATAATGTAGTGAGGCGATTGTTTACAAATATAAAAAAACTAAACCGATTTACAAAGTCTTTTAAGAAAATATCCAGCATAAATTGGATGGTCGTTTTCAAATAACCTGGCATAGTCTGAAGTATAATTATTGTTGACCTTGTAGCCATCATTTCCTTCGACCATTGTATGCCATCGGATAACTTCAAAGATTTGTTTTGCTCCAAGCCTTACATACCCTCGATTGATTAGCTGATATGCCAATCGCTTAAACTCTATGTAAATCTGCGGATTCTCTTCGTGATACTTTTTGAAACTTGTTTTCATTTTGGGTATATTTTGAGGTTTGATACAATTTTTTGTAATCCTTTTGCAATTGCTTGCTCAAATGGTCTTGCCATTGGTTGAATGTTAGTTCTTTCATGTCGTTAAATAAATTATTAAATAAAATATCCATACTGCTATGATTCCCACGATGCCTATCATCGTGAGAAATTCTGCCGTTTGACTAGAGTTGTTCGATTTGCCCTGATTTTTCATCTTGCATTTGTTTAGCTATGATTTGAACTTCTCTCATGACTTCGGGATACTTTACATATCCTTTTTCCCTATTCCTGGTATTCCAGTAAACAACTTGTTGAACGTTTAAAACATTCCATTCTCTTGCTGAGAAAGGTAAGATACCTTTCTTATTTAAGCTATCGGCAACTGCCTGATGTATATT